GGTAATAATGGTGCTGCAAAAGAATATAATATTCGAATTTTACCATGGCCTGATGGTAATGATGGTCAACCGTTTAAGGAACGATCATTTTATTACAATATTGGAGCAAAAGAGGGCGGGTTTGCTCGTGCAATTTTAGCACCTTCACAATTTGGTAAACCTGATCCAATTCAAGATTTAATTAATAAATTACGTGCTAGTGGATCTCCAGCAGAAATGGAGTTATGTAAACAATTTTATCCTAAGAGACGATATTACGCTCCAGTTATCATTCGTGGAGAAGAAGAACAAGGTGTTCGTCTTTGGAGCTTTGGTAAACAGATCGCAAATGAGCTTTTACAAGCTATGTTAGGTGATTTTGGTGATATTACTGATCCAAAAGATGGACGTGATGTCAAAGTTGTTTGCACCCAACCTATTGGTCGTCAATTTATCGATACAAAAGTGACGCCAAGAGTAGCCACATCAGCTTTAGGACCTGCTAAGCAAGTTAAAGACTGGTTTGCTCAGGTTCCAAATTTAGATGAGATTTATACGCAGATGTCTGCTGAAGATATCGAAAAGCGAGTTAATGATCATCTTAATGGTGGATCATCAACTGATGGTCTTGATAAAAAGACGCAGGGTATTAATACTTCACGTCGTTCAAGTAATGAAATTACGATGGAAGAAAGTGCTGATATTAATGACGTTTTTTCAAAACTTGATGAAATCGTAGAAGAAGACGATTAAGAATATTTCATCATATAGTTTAACGTAAATTGAAAAACCACACTAGAACTCACTGTCTAGTGTGGTTTTTTCATATCAAGAATATATAAGACATTTAATCAATTGACTATATATGAAATTGACTATATATATGAAATTTATTCAAATATAAAATGATTTCTATAAATGTAATTGAACATTAAGACAACTTGAGATAGGATTTAAATAAAGAGGTAATGAAATGGCTAAAGTTAAGCGACTTTCTTCTAAAATAGAAATTGATAATAGCGTTGATTTTACTGATGAACTTATAAAGAGTTTGAATGCTGAGCATGGTGATGGTGAAAAGGTCGCTTATAATCTTCTAAAAGATGATGCTCCTACAAAGGTTCATCGATGGATTCCAACTGGTTGTGTGCAGCTTGATTATATGATCGCAAATCAAGCCCAAGGTGGATTACCTGAGGGTCGTATCATCGAAATTTTTGGACCACCAGGTATTGGAAAGTCTCATATTGCTGCGCAAATTGCTAAAAACACGCAGCAGATGGGTGGTATTGTAGTTTACATCGACTCTGAGAATGCAACTTCAGTTGAAAACCTTCAACTTTTAGGTATCGATATCGGAACACGATTCATATATGCTGATGCTGTATGTACTGAGAAGGTATTTGCATTAGCTGAAAGTGTCATCTTGAAGACAAGGTCATTGAAAAAAGATGTACCTGTTACAATCATTTGGGATAGTGTTGCAGCAACATCACCGCAAGCAGAGATCTTGGGCGACTATGATAAAGACAGCATTGGACTCCAGGCTCGAGCCCTATCGAAAGGATTTAGAAAGATCACACAAGTCATCGGTAATAATCGTGTGACTTTTATTGCTCTTAATCAAACTCGCACAGCAATAGGACAGATGTTTGGTGATAATCAAGTACCATCTGGCGGCAAAGCAATTCCGTTTCATTCATCAGTTCGTATTAAGCTGGGTGCTGGATCACATATTGAAGATAAGAATGGTGACGTGATTGGGATCAATGTCAATGCTAAGACCATCAAGAATAAGGTCTCTCCTCCATTTCGGAAATGTGAATTTCGGATCTATTTTGGAGTTGGAATTAAGGAACATGAAGAATTATTTGATTTTTTGAGACCCTTAGGTCCTGCTCATATTGAGATTGATGGACGTAAGTATACAGTTGGGGTTGATGGTGCAAATGCATGGAAGACATTAAATGTCATTGATGAATTTGGAGTTGTTGTATGTGAGAAGAAATTTAATAAATCAAAGTTTGATGAAGTATTAATAGATCCTCAGTACAAACCTTACCTTGATAAACTTATTGAAGCTCATATGACACGAAAGATGCGTGAAATTGAACACACTGATGTAGATACTGAGAGTTTTGTTGAAATGCAATCGATCGCTAATGATGTTATTCCAAGTACAGATAGTGAGGCAGAATAATGAGACGTTTTCATCTTACATATAGACAAAAGACTTCTAGTGATTCTTGTCATTGGGTCATTATTGAAGAAAATGCAACTGAAGTATCTGCAACATATCGAACAAAGCGTGAGGGTTTAGAGCATGCTAAAGAAATTGTAAGTGCAGCTAAAGGTTCATTATTGATTCATAAAATGAATGGGCAAATTCAAGAAGAGCGCACATATGGTGTTGATCCTCCGACGAAGGGATAGAGTATGTTGATTAAGTTTAAAAAATTACATCCTGATGCGAAGTTACCGATCCAATCAGAAGGTGACGTAGGATTTGATCTATTTTCATGTGAAGCTGTATCAGCTATAGCTGGACGTGTCTCAAAGGTTAGGACAGGTTTAGTGATCGCTAATTATGAATATAATGTTGATTTAAATATAAGAAGTCAGACTGGTGATGGGTTAACTGTCACTGTCTATCCAAAGGTAGAGGGCCGAGGTAGCCTTGGATCTAAGGGTATTTTTCCTGTTGCTGGCGTCATCGATCCGATATATCGTGGTGAATTAGTCGTGACGCTTGCTAATATGTCTGGCGAAGATTATGAGATTAAAAAAGGTGATCGTATCGCACAATTTGTATTCTACACATGTTTAACGACACCCTTCCTAGAATTTCAGGAGGTCATTGACATTGTTCCAACACGTAGAGGTGATAAGGGTTTTGGATCAACAGGGCGTTGATATTAATTATAATATGTTGATTCAACATCATTTACAAGGCATTAGAAGTTAAAGCGTTTAAATTATTTCGCTAGTATTTGTACTATGGATATGCATGAAAGATCTTGCTATGCAGGCGTACATTAAATACTTACAAGAAGTCATTAAAAAGCATGAAGATGCAGCTGAATTGAAAAATCAGTTGATTTCAATGCTTGAAGAGCGTGTTAAATTACAGGATACGCTTATTACTGAACTTCGTGGATCAATCAACAGGATTTCAACTCTTATGGGATTACCACAACTGTTTGATGAACAAAAAAACAAAGACTCTTGATGAACCATAATTTAATTTGTGATTGAAAGACCAATCTTGATTATTGACGCACTGAATCTTTTCAGTCGTCACTATATAAGAAATCCAGCGATGTCAACGCATGGGCATCAAGCTGGTGGAATTATAGGATTTTTAAATTCGCTTTCATATGCTATGACTTTTATGCAACCATCATCTGTATACATAATTTGGGAAGGAGGTGGATCTTTACGTCGTCGTGCGATTTTTGCTGACTACAAATTAAATCGCAGACCTCCTAAGCTAAATCGTTATTATGAAGATGATATCCCAGATACAACACAGAATAGGTTGCATCAAATTAGATTTCTTGTTGATGTTTTAAAATATGTTCCCGTATATCAATTATTCATCGAGGGTTGTGAGGCTGATGACGTAATTGGTTACTTATGTCGTAATAAATTTAAAAATATGAAAAAATTTATTGCATCATCTGATCGTGATTTCATCCAGCTTCTTGATGATCGAACGATGATTTATTCATGGTCATCGAAAAAATTTATGGGACCCGATGAAGTTAAAGCACAATTCAATATTTCACCCTCAAATTTTGTTCTTGCAAAAGCATTATGTGGTGACCCATCAGACGGCATACCAGGAGTAAAGGGTGCTGGGTTTAAGACTATTGCAAAGCGTTTTGAATTAACAGTTGATAGCATGCTTACAGTGAATGAATTATTAGAAATCTGTAAGGAACGTAGTTCAAAATCACCCAAGATTTATAGTCAGATCTATAAGAATGCTGACTTGATTAAACGCAACTGGCAGCTTATGTATTTAGACGTGAGCAATTTGGCCGCCTTACAAGTCCGAAAAATCGATGCCATCATTGATTCATTTAAACCCACTAAAAATAAAATGTATCTAA